TTTCCTCCATGGACCCCGCCAAACAAGCTGCAATGGACCGTTACAACGGTATCTTCTCTCCTCTGGAGATTAGCGCTGAAGCTTTTAAAGCTGCTTACGATACGCCTGACATCGGGCCTCACATCGAGAAGGACTACAAGGGCTTGTCCTATCTGTCTTGGCCTTTTGCCTATCGCTATTTAAAGGAGCATTTCCCGACGTTCTTTGTGGCCTTTGAAGAGAAGACCATTGGAGAAGTGGTATTTGGCACGCCAGGTGCTTACTATCTTCGCCCCTATCTCACTGATGGTTGTCGCCGCACTGTTGCTTTGATCTTCCCGATCATGGACCGCAAGCATGCCTCCATTAAGGAGCTTGATGGTCGCGCCATTTCTGACAACTGTCAGCGTGCTGCAGTAAAAGCCATTGCCACCTTCACTGGGCTTGGCTTGAGGCTCTATGCAGGCGAAGACATCCCTAAGGAAGATGAAAAAGGAACGCCCAAACTCCCGCTCCAACAGGAAGCTCCGAAGCAAACTACGCGGACAAGCAAGGCGCCAGCGGCAGCTAAGCCAGCTCCTGAAGCTACTGGAACAACGCCAGCTCCTGCCGATGACGCAGGGGCCTTTGATGCCAAAGCTTCCCTGACGGCTATTTGCAAAGCCAATCCCTTTGGCTATGCCGATGAAAAAGCAAGCATGGCACTTGGTAAAGCTGCTCTGGAAACCATTGGTTTGTCCCGCGCCACTGAAGTGAAAACGTGGCAGCAGTTTGGCAATGTTGCTGCGGCCATGATGACGCTATGGGCGAAGGAAGAGCAAATGGTCATTGCCAAAACGGAAATGACCAAAGAGATTGACCTTGTGCGTGCCTGCTCTTCTGCAGAAGCAATGGCAGAAGCCATGAAAGCTTTTGTAGCAAAAAAGCCATAGATCTAGCAGCGGCCCGCCTTGCGCGGGCCTTTGCTGGAACCATTTGCATTGACAATGATGCCCCTCTTACTAGCCTTCCTTCCAGACTTTTTAGCGAATGATCCGCTGGGTCTGTTTCTGCTCATTTGCTTTTCTTTCTTGTTAATTGGATGGACAATCATCTTGATCGGGAGCTTGATCCTGCCATGAGCAATTACGTCTTCAAACTTGATGAAGGCAGCGTGCAAGTGAACTATTCCTTCTCTGGAATATTCTGTCCTTCCATTGTTGTTCATTTCAAGCAATTTCTTCTTTCTGCTGGTTTCACTGAGGCCACCATTGCTGAATGTTTTCGGCAAGCTGCAGAAGAGTATGACGACTATCTGGAGAATGGTGAAAAATCGTCGTTCACTGCTTGATGCCTGCCATGAAGCCTTTTGGAGCTTTCCTGACGATACGCTTAGCAGCGACCGTCGTATTGCTGCTATTCTCCACGCTATTGCTGGACATCCTCTGGCTGATCGCACTTTCCTTTATCAAACTGCACGAACTATTCTCATGCCTGATATTGCAATGTGTACGGGCAACGAATGCCCTGTCAAAGAGGATTGCTGGCGTTACATGGCGCCCTCTGATCGCTTCCAAAGTTATTTTGCAGCGCCGCCTTGCACGGAAGAAGGCTGCGAGTATTTCTGGGACATGAATGAAAAATAGTGTCATGTTACGATCTGTGTCTCGACGCCCTTTCGATGCCTTCTCTCGCCCGTTACGAGCCCAACCGGCTTCAGATCAATAAGAAGCGTTATGATTGCGCTTTGATTGGAATTAAAATGGGCTGGTCTGCCAAATGGGACTTGAGCGGTCAAGTATTCGGTCGCTTAACAGTTTTAAATCGAGCTGAAAGCTTAAGCAATTTCGCTGCATGGAATTGTCAGTGCGAATGCGGTGCAATTAAAGTTATACGCGGAACCGCGCTGAGATCTGGCAGTATTGTTTCTTGTGGTTGCTATAACCGCGAAAATCATACAAAGCACGGAAGGAGGAGTAGTCGCAAAAACAACAAATCAGACAGGACTTATACGTCTTACATATCAATGAAGGCCCGTGTTCTAAATCCAAATGCTCATGCGTACGAAAATTATGGTGGGCGTGGGATAAAAATTTGCGAATCTTGGCTCAATGGTGGATTTGAGCAATTTCTTGCTGACATGGGAGAAAGGCCTGTTGACAAATCCTTGGACAGGATTGACTACAACGGAGATTACTCTCCAGATAATTGCAAATGGTCAACACGAGAAGAACAAGCCGAAAACAGGAGGAGCTCTATTCTTGTCACATTTAATGGAGAAACCAAATGCATATCAGCGTGGGCTCGTGAATTGTCTGTTGAACGTTATGCCATTCATTCACTGATTAAGAAAGGGAAGACGCTAGATGAGCTTTTTAACCAAAAACCCTGAACTCTCCACAAATGAATCACCTGAAGCATTACTCTCCAAACAGAATCTCCTTGAACGGCAAGCGGAATTACGTCTTAAACGATTTTCCCAATGCCCCAGAAGGCATTGTTTTGCCCTCTGTGACGACTATTGCGAGCGCGTGTTCGCCCCCTGGCAAGATTGCAGCGCTCATGAACTGGCGCAAGAAAGTAGGCGATGAAGAAGCAAACAGGCGCACACGCTCTGCCGTAGAACGTGGCAATTGGCTCCATGGCGTGCTGGAGGATTTCTGGAACGGCGAAGACATTAACTGCCACCTTGATTCCCATCCATTGTTTGTCCCTTATTTTGACAGCATTGCCAATTTCCTCACTGGGATAGCCAGCCCGTTGTTAGTGGAGAGTGCCATCGCATGGTATTGCCCCTCCACTGAAACTGGTTACTCCGGCACGTTCGACATGCTGGCCACCATGGGCAACGGCAATATTGCCTTGCTCGATTGGAAGACCAGCTTTAAGGAGAAGCCTGATACGCAGCTAGGCGACTATCGCATGCAGCTTGGTGCTTACGCTCAAGCCATTGAGCAGATGTATGACATTGAAATTAATGAAGCGCATTGTGCCATTGCCATTTATGATCCTGATACTGATAAAGGCCAAGAAGCTCAAATCGTGAGTCTTGACGGCGCTGACCTGGCCATGCAGGCAGGCATCATGGCGCAAAAGACGCAGCAATACTTCTTTGAGCATTATCCCGGTGGGCGCCCCTTAACTATTTCTATGGACCGTGGAGCTTGACTCCTGGTTTGGCCCCGCTATGCTTCTAGAGCCCCACCAGGGCCGACCACTCTCCTTTTGAGGAACACTACATGCCCGCTGGCAACGCTCCCGTATTTTCCGGCACTGTCGATCTCACTCCCGACATTCTCAATGCCGCCAAGAAAGTTGGTCCCAATGCACAAGGAAATTATTCTTTCCGCGTGGCGCTGTGGAACAATGATAAGCGCGACAAAGACACTGCCCCTCATTTCAAAGGGCAAGTAACTGTCAACAAAATGGAGAATAGCCCTAAGGCTTATTCTTCCTTCTGGCAAAATGGCGAAAGCGCAAGCAGCAGCTTTGCTTCGTCTTCTAACGACGATCTGTTCTGAAGCCTTTTCTCCATTGTTGTTTCTTGGGGGCGGCGACGCCCCTTTTCTTTCATGCTGCTTAACGACAAGCAAATCAGCAAACTTGCTGAAAATGACATCATCTTTCCTTTCGTTGGAGAAAAGCGCCGTGAACTAGACAATGGGACAAAAGCATTGTCTTATGGCCTGTCCCATGCTGGTTACGATCTTCGCCTTTCTCCTGAAGGCTTCATGGTGATTGATAATGCCATTAATCAAAGCATCATGCCGCCTGAGCCTCTTGACGTAAAGAGCTTCGACGAAAGCGTGATGTACGAAGCTTCTCCCATTGAAGCTTTCGGCTCTACGTATTTTGTTCTCCCTCCGCATTCATATGCTCTTGGCGTTAGCCTTGAACGCATCTCAATGCCCAATAATGTAATGGGCATTACGGACGGGAAGTCAACGTATGCACGTCAAGGCACCATCATTAACGTTACGCCAATTGAGCCTGGTTGGTCTGGGTTTCTCACTATTTGTATTGTCAATCCCTTGGCTTTTCCAGCTCGCATCTATGCCAATGAAGGGATAGTACAAATCACTTTCTATCAGCTTGATAGTGAAGTGGGGAGTGCTTATGGTGATGGCAAATACCAGAACCAACAAGCTAAAGTAGCTTTTGCTGCTGTCTAAAGCGTGAGTGCTCTTGAAGATCAATTCCTTGGCCTCTGGCAAGCGCATTATCCCGATCTTCCATTAATTAGGGAATATAGCGATGTAGAAGCCTGGGAAGCTGATTTTCAAGAGCGCTATGCAAAAAGCAAACGTTCAAAACGTTACAGAGCAGATTTTGCACATCTTCCTTCTCGCTCTCTCATTGAAATACAAGGCGGCACTTTTAATCGTGGCCGTCATGTTACTGGCTCTGGCTACGAACGAGACGCCAGAAAATTTAACTTAGCCATGCTTTGTGGCTGGAAAGTATTTCTGCTTACTTCCCAAACGGCCAAAGAAATCGCTTGGCTTGAGAAGATTGCTGCTGTTCTGCGAACGTCTTAATGGCTTCGCCTGCTTCACCCAGCAAAGCATCCGCTGCTTCCAAATCCATTTGCTGAATCTGCATGGCTTGACGCAGTTCAAGATTCTCCTTTACAAGCGATGCAGTGGCATCTTGCATGTTGCTCCAGCCTTGCATCATGTTCCACGCCACTTCCTTGAGCTTATCAATGTCATTGCATTCCTCTAGAGCCTTCTTATTGGCAACGAGGGCAAAGTCCCGTTCCATGCTCCGCTCAAAAGGTCCCATGGTTGCAATAAAATCTCGTCCGTTGTAGTTTAATGCTACTGGAACGTTGAAAAGCCTTGACATTGATCTCCAGTCATTTGCTTTAGCCTAGCGATGCAGCGTAAAGGTAGGCAGTTTGTTTATCCAGTGGACGATGGAAGGAAAGCCGAAAAACTTGGTGCGGCTTCCTTCAAAAAGCTCCCGACCACGCCAGTGTCCCACACTTGGGAAGTTGGGCAAACCGTCGTATATATACAGCCAACTGCTGCTGGCTGGATGCCTACAAGCCTGCTAGGTACCATTGCTGCCATCGTGAAAGACGGAAGACAAAGCAAAGCTCGCATTATCTGGCACTCAGAAACCAAGGTGGCGCCTATGATTAGCTTCCAGAGGCTACGCCCTTTTCTGCTGGTTCATGACTTCTTCTCCTCTTCAAACCGTTGATCCCCTCTGTGATGGTATTAGCTCTGTGCGCCTCGTCGATTGGATGGGAAGTTCGCTTGACATCGTTTGTGATGCGCGGCAATCTTTCGATCAAACGTCTGCTGAATGGACTGAGAAGGATCAAAAGCTTCTTAATTATTTGGTGAAGCATCAACACACCAGCCCCTTTAGGGGCGTTGTCACAAAATGGCAAATCAAAGCTCCGCTCTTTATTTGTCGTCAATGGTGGAAGCATGTCATTGGTGGTACGTTTGCCAATGATCAACTGGGCTGGAATGAAAAGAGCTTTCGCTATTGCGAAGCAGATGATGACATTTATTACATGCCTCGTCAGTTCCGCTACCAAAGCGCCAGCAACAAACAAGCTTCGGCGGGCGATCTAGAGCCCTCTATGAACCACGTGGCGATGATTGAATATGCCAAGGCACTAGAGCAGGCTAAGCAAGCTTACAAGGCTCTCCTGACGCTAGGCGTAAGCAAAGAACAGGCTCGTGGCATCATGCCAATGAGCACATATTCATCCTTCACGTGGACCTGTAGCCTGCAAGCCCTTTTGCATTTCCTTTCATTGCGCGACAAGCCTGATGCGCAAAGCGAAATTCAATGCTACGCTCAAGCCTTGGCCACGCTGGCCCGCCCTCTCTTTAAAGAAGCTTTCCAAGCATTCGAGGAAAATGGCAATGCCTTTTGAACAAGCCCCTGAAGCTTTCCATCCAGTGGAAAGGCCCATTCATTATGCCAGTGGCGGCTTGGAGGCCATTGAAGCAATGGAAGCAAGCATGACGCCCGAAGCGTTTCGCGGCTTCCTGAAAGGCAACATTCTGAAATATGTTTGGCGCTATGAACAGAAGAATGGCCTAGAAGATTTAGAAAAAGCCAAGTGGTATCTAAATCAGCTCATCTTTGCTCTCGAAACTGATCAAGAACGTGAAGCTCTTGCTGCCATTGAAAACAACATTGACAATGGTTGTAAAGATGGCGTTTGCCCTATTCCTGGTATTCGTTACGATCTTCCGATTAAAGAGGGAGATCTATTCGCTCCAGTAGATAAAGCCTAAGCTGCCTGCCATTCTGTATAACAAAAGCCCCCAGAAATGGGGGCTTCTTCTTTTGACGGTGCAATGTAATAATCACGTTCCTCGGCAAAAGCTTCAATGTCTTGCAAGGAAGTGTGGGCGCTAACAAAACTATTGTGATGCACCCATGCCAACAAGATTTCTTCTCGCTTTTCAGTCCAGAAGCGTTGAGGACGCCACCATTCAAAAATAGGCTCTGCGCCCTTGCTTAAATTACAGGACTGACACGAAGGCAAAATGTTATACCTTGCAAAATGAGGCCCGCCCTTGCTTTTAGGAACAATATGATCAAGCGTTAGCTTTTGATCCCATCGCCCACAATAAGCACAAGCACATTGCCCTAGTGGACCACGAAGCGGATAGTCTTCAAAAATAGCTTTACGAAATCTCCTTCTAGCATCTCCGGGGCGAAGTTCAATGAGGGAATACAAAAGCTCATCGGGACCATTCGCTCTTCGCATGGCAAGCACTATTTACTTTTTCTGGAAATAATCTAACCAGCCTCAAGAGAATAATGCGCTTTTGCTAATATAAATATTGCAGGAAATCTCCATGGACTCATTTAAAGAAGGCATGGCCAATTTCGTGGCCACTATCACGGCTGGCATGCTTCTTTCCACGGGAGCCATGCTTATCACTGTTGGTAATCAACAAGCCAAGGTGGCAGTGCAAATTGAAACTATCACGGAAAAACTTAGTGCCCTAACGGATAAGATGAGTGACATTGAAACTAGGGTGCGTAGCCTAGAAATTAAGCGCTAGGCTTTAAGAAACTCTCTTTTAGGAGAATCATCATGAGCGGCATTGAATGGTTCGTGATTGGTGGCATTCTTGTTGCTGCTGCCGACCAAATTATTGAACGCACTCCGTATAAGGAAAATAATATCCTGCAATTGATCCTGACTGGCCTTAAGGCTATCTTCCGCGTGAAGGACTGAAAGGCTAAAGCCATTTCCAGTTTTCTCTGTTGATAATTTTTGCAATCGCGGTATCGCCTACGCTATAGCGAGCCGCGATTTCTTTGCACGTTAAGCCTTGCTCGTGCAGCTCGCGAATTTCAATAACATCAGCCTCTTTTAGTTTGGCTTTGTGATGCTTTTCGCCAATAATGATAGTGCCGTCCCTCCACTTGTCTTTAATATTTTGAGCGGGAGTTCCATAGTATAAATTTCCAACGCTATTGTCTTCTTTTCCATTGGGACCATGCAGAACCCATTTGTCCTTTGGCTTAGGCCCAAGAAACACCAATGCTACTAGTTGATGAATTCTAGTGTTTTTAAATTTATCACCCTCAGTTTGTGCTATTAAGACTTGCGCATAGCCGTCTTTGTCAAGTCCAGGTTTTAATATTTTCTCTGGCACAGTCCGATAGGCCCGTTTCCCTTGTCGGATGCCACAAGAGACGACTCGTCTTAGGCTTTTGACACGCCCAAGATTGCTAACTTCGTAACGACCTTCAGCGCCTGGCACTGGGCGCCATTCTTCTGCGATAATGTCCATGGTTGCTCGATTAGGCGAGTGATCCACGGGTTCGGTGACGCCAATCACGCGGACCCACAAAAATCATAACAGCTAGACTTTGTAGATAGAGGATCTAGCCATGGAAATTCCCAACACATGGAAAGGAGTTCAAGATCATGCCAAGAGAGTCGGAGCCAGATTCCCTGAACTAGTGGCAGCCCAATGGGCGCTTGAGAGTGGCTTTGGCAAGCATTTTTCTGGGCAATGGAATGCGTTCGGCCTAAAAGGGAGTGGTACCACTACAACCACTCAGGAATGGTATGACGGTCAATGGGTGACAATTAAGGCGGGCTTTCTTGACTTCCCAAGTCTTGCTGCTTGCATTGAATATTTAGTCACGCGTTGGTATAAAGACTACCGGCATTTCAAAGGCATTAATAATGCGCCCAATCGTTATGCAGCGGCACGCATGCTTAAAGAGCAATCGTATGCCACTGATCCAGATTATCCTGCAAAGCTATCAAAGCTTATGAAGGAATATGCTCCAGAAACTACGCAATTTACTATGATTGGCCCTAAAAAACGTCCGCATGATTTTGGTTTTAAGCCTGGCGATTCGCATTTAGTTGTGAACGATGCAGTGGAGACCATGAAAGCCT